AATATTTTACTTATTCATACTATATTAAAGCATCTTTAATCGCTGCAAAAGAAGTTGCATGACGTAAAGCAATATCCCAGTAAGAGTTCACAATCACCCGAACCATTGCTTTATTTCCGAGCGTGTAAGGGTCAACTAACAAGTCAATTCCGCCCCATTGCGCAATCATCAATTCCTCCCAATTCGCATAAATGATTGCATGACAAATACTTGAACTTCCTTTCGTCAAAGTGGAAGGCACTTGTGTTGAAACCTGTGCGTTGTAACCCAAAAGTTCGTTTGGCGTTTCCCAAACAAAGCGACCAGAACCTGCATCCAACAAAGTTTGCTGCAATTTTCCACGAATACCGGGCGTTGTTAGGAATGCCAAAGCACCCATATCAGCGTTTGCAGTTGCTAACTTTGAAACCAAATCAACCAATTTTGCACGAGTTGCAACACCTCCATTCGTTCCCATTGATACATCTCCGATACCTGCCGTGTTCAAAATGCCCGTTGGTTGATTACTTGAACCGCTTCCGTTGATTGCAGAATAATCTAACGCAATCGCAATCGCACGCTGTAAATCATTACGAACTAAATTGTCAACAGAAACGGAAGATTGCAATAACAATTGCTTGGTATAATCCATCAAAGCACCTAATCTTTTTGGTGCTAATGCAATTACATCAGTCGTCAAATTCGTTTCTGCATTTTCATCAGTTTCACCTTCCCAAGATGCTGCACCAATTGCATTATTTCGAGGAATTGACAAGTTGGAAGTTAATCCTGTCATCATTGTCGCACCCAATTCCATAGCCTTCAATCGAGGTTGCAAAAATGGAATCATCTCCCCTACCTCCGTAGCGACTGTATTTCCAATTTGCGTTGCCGTTCCGACTGTCAAATCACGTTTTTGAATAGGCTGAATCAAAAAAGACGGCATACCAACACCCTCCAAATCTTTTCCAAATTCACGGTTTTCACTTTTCGCCTGTTCGTGCATTTCGGCAACCAAACCGTTTTTTGCTCCGCCGCCAAGTTGCTGCTGAATCGCATCGGTAATCGAATACCGTTTTGCGATTTTCGCCTGTTCGCCGCTTTCGCCGTGTCGATTGTTACCAACGTTCACAATATTTCTACGTGATCGTTGACTTGCCATACGCTCTAAAGTTTGCGTAATTTCTTCTGCTGTCGCTTCATTCGCATCAAAAGAAACAATCTCATCTGCGTTTAAGCTGCGACTTTCGTTTTGAGCAGTTTCCAATAGCGTGTCGTTTGCTTTTACCAAATCGCCACGCTGCTCTAATAACTGTTTTCTGTTCATATTATAATTGTTATGATTATTGAGCTACTGCTCTAAAACTTTCTATTTCTCATTTTTAACACCCGATTTCTAAATTCCCAAACCCAATCTTTATTTTCGTCAAGTACTTTCACCTCCATCACTTCAATACTTTTGAAGTTTTCCAAGCTACGTTTTGCGGCAGTAGTATCACCATAGGCAGGCGACACAACTGGACCAACCTCGTAAATTCTTTCAAAAGCGGTAACCGTTCGCAACATTCCTCCCTCAATTTCTGACCAACTTTCGCCACCGTCCGCAATCGTAAAAACGAAAGAAGAACCACGAACGTCACCCCTTTTCAGCTGCTCTTTTAAGTCATTTCCATAGCTTGTATTCGGCAAAGAAGGGATTGAATAACGCAAGCCGTCCGCTTCTTTTACAATCGCTAAAGTGTTGGCAGATGTTCGGCCCAATATCTTTTCATAATTGTGATTAAAAGCCGAAATAATATCTTCATTCAATTCATAATTCGCAACCGCTTCGGGTGAAATCTCCTCATAAATATTACGACCGTCCGCCGTTCTAAAGAGTAGCGTTCGTGAATTAGTCACAATTCCCAACCCTTCCATGCCCTCGCCATTTTCATTCATTCGAGCTTCCAAACCCTCATAAAATCTTTTTTCTTGGTTATTCATTATTTACATTATTTTCTTTTGAATAATATTCACGAATCATATCCACAGGCATATTATTTAACTGCAAAAACTTATCATCACCACCTTCATATTCATTATACCCTTCTCGACTTCTTGCTTCATTCGGTGAAATAATTCCGTTTTGAATTAACGATTGATAGAACGCTGCACGACTTGCCGTGTCACCTCTTAACATCGCATCCAAATCAAAACGAATTTCTTTTTTACCAAAATCATCATCCCGAAGCAGGTCTAAATTAAAAGCACTTTCAATCATTTCTAACCAAGGCCGTAAAGAATAACGGACAAATTCAATCCCTAAACTTTCGATATTGTTAAAACTCGCCTTATCTAATTGATACAAAATGTGTGGAGGAACGCCGAATATTCTTGCGATTTCGTAAACGGTCATTTGTCGCTGCTGCAAAAACATGGCATCCTGAACATCTAATTTTATCGGATTGAACTTCGCACCGTTTTCTAATAAAATAGGTTTTCCTGCATTCTGCAAACCCGAATAAGCATCCGTAAAAGAATTCTTTAAACGTTCGTAAGCATCATCTTTTAAAGCGTTTGGATATTCAATCGCACCCGAAGCAAACACCCCATTTTTAAATATCGCTTCTCCATACTGCTGTGAAGCAATTGACAATCCTATATTTTCCCGAGAAACCGCAATAGGCGACTTACCCAACAAACCATCAAAACCCATCCCGACGATATGAATTATATCGTCATTGGTATATTCTTTAGACTTATATTTAAAGAACTTTTCTTCTGTATCTTCATCATAAGAAACCGCAACTTCTCTATAATCTAAAATCCGCAAAGAGGTGACCGCCCGAGTTGCATCATATTTCTTTTTAATAAAGCAATTACCATCAATCAGCAAATGCGTCATCATAGTTTGCTTAAAAGTGAACGGGGTATATAAACCCGAAGGTCTATGATTCAATAATTTACTAATCGAATCCGCCACTAAAAGCGTCACTTTTTTATTTTCAATATTATAAACATTCAACGGCAAACTCGCAATCGAAGAAGACAGCACCCAAATCGCACGATAAGCAGCCGACAAACCTAATGTCGAATCCCTATCAACCGCAACGCCTGACTTCGTCTGCACCCCAAAAAACGGAAACCGCCCGTAATTTGAAACAGATTCTACCGAACGCCGCTCAACTTTAAAAAATCCCGCAATTTTGTTTGCTAATCCCATATTTTTACAACATTCTCATTATAACATTCTCATTCCTCTATTTTCGTAAACATTTTCCTGCTCTTTAACAGATAAGTGTGCAGCTTTCGCCATTACACCTGCAACCGCTCCATCAATCTTTTCCTTACTTTTCGATTTTGACGGTTTACAATTTTCATTATCATCAATAATTAAAGTCACGTTTTGAAAATTCCAAGTCAACACTTCATTATTAAAATGTTGATGCCGATAATTGATAATTTCCCTTTCAAGTGCTTTTGTGGGCCCGGATAACGAACCCATGGTCTGACTTATCGTAAAGAATCTATCGAATCCCTCATCTTCCACCATCGTTTCAATGCTGCGAATATTCCAAGGATCCGCATTTATAGCTTTCACATTATATATTTGACATAACTTTTTAATATCATTCCAAATAATTGCATAATCCGTTGCGTTCCCTTCCGTTGTCTTTATCAAACCCTGCTCAACCCATTCCAAATACTTGACATTATCCTTTTTGGTTCTTTCATAAGCCGCATTTTCGGGAATCCAAAACCAACACAAAGAAGCTGATTCGCCATTCGGAAGCGGAAAATAAAGATAGAACGCACTCAAATCCGATACACTTGCCAAATCCAAACCGCCGTAACAATCCAAACCTAAAAGCGATTTTTTAGTGACGTGTGACATTATATCAGCCGACTTTTTCCACTTCTCAATACTTATCCATTGCGTTTCAGAATTTGTCCAAATATTCAGATTCTTAACTTTAAAAGATAGCATTGCGGCAGCACCTTCCGTGTTTACGTTTGCAAACTGCACCCGCATATAATCCGCTTTCAAAGCACCGCCCAAAGAAGGATTCGCCTTACCCCAATTTCGAGAATCTTCCCAATCGTCATTTTCATCTAAATCAAAAATCATGATAAACACATTATCATTTGATTTTTGACCTTTGAGAATATCTTTATAATTATCTTCCAAATGCTTACAAACGCCCGCCATATTATATCCTGCCGTTGTTATGATAGCGAGTAAAGGAGAATCAAAAGCACCCATTCCCGTTTCCAAAATGTCAACCATCGAGGAATCCGGATGTGCATGATATTCATCAATAAAACCCCGGTAAACCAAGTGACCATCTTCCGTATCGGAGTTTTTACCGATTGAACCCGAAATCATAGAAGATTTTTTGGCAACAATCCGATTGATGTTGGTTGAAAACTTCTTTTTCACCGCCTTGCTGCGATTAATTAAAGTATCAATCATCTTCTTTTGTCGCTTCCAACCGATTTTCGCCTGCTCTTTTTTCGTTGCGGCCCAATACATTTCACCGCCGTCAACAGGAAAAAACATCAAATCCAAGTTAGCAATCGCCGCCAAGAATTCTGTCTTTCCGTTTTTCCGAGCGATTTTAATATAAGCCTTTCGGAATCTTGTTGTTCGTTCTTCCTTCTTTCGCCATCCGTACAATGACCAAATAATGAACGCCTGCCAAGGCTCAAGTTGGAAAGGTAAACCTGCAACCGAACCAGAAGTATGCGGCATCAGTCGAATCGCTTTACACGCCAACGCTGCTCTTTTTATGTCAAAATAGTAATCAAAATCCTTTGATTCTGATTTAATAATATCATTCAAATGTCGCTGAACCGCTTGTTTTACTGTATTTCCGCAAGTAATTGAACCTTCAATTACACCTTCAATATATTTTTCCGCCAATTCAATTCCCACATCTTTTTTATTTTTTGCTTTACAATCAGTTAATCTGTTTCTACAATCATACGCGCCATTGCAGAAAAAGGATCCTCTTCTTCCTCTCCCCTATTTTCCATATATGCCGTAATCATTTCCCTATCTTTTATCGAAAGACCGAGTTTTTTCATGTACGATTCAACGCTTTTATTTGCTTCTTTCTTTACTGAAAAATATCCTGTGATATTCGTTGCACCTGATTCAAAAGTTTGGACAAAACCCTTATCTCGACATAATTCAGAATAAGTTTCATAAATGTCCAACCAGTCTGCAAACAAAGCGATTGCATAAGTATCTAACTTAGTCGCAACCTCATTTGTAATCAGCAACATCAAAACCGCAGAATAAATCTTCGTACCGTTTTCGCTTAACTTAATCGGTGCTTTTACCCAATTTTTGAGCGGGGCAGTCTTATCAAAAATCGCTCGTGTCGGTTTCAACGTACCCTCTTTTTCCTTTTCCGACACGGATTTTTTTCTACTCATTCCGTTCCGTTTAAAACACAAATAGCCATGAAGCGTCCGAAATTATCGGACACCTCACGGCTATCTATCTGTAATCAAAGATAATACTTTTTATTTATATTCTTAGTACCTCAGAGAAACTTTATTCCTACTCTTAAAATTGTAAATATCTTCAATTAACATCTTGCATTGCTCTCTTGTAGCACACTTATACAAAGCTAATGGCTGTATTTTCAATTTATTCAGGAATCGAGAATGTTCGTAGTTTTCATGGTTAAATAAACCAAGCATCGTCCCAACAAAAATGCTTAAATTGTAACCATTTTGAAAATAAGGCTCAATTTGCTTTAGTCTTAAAGCGTTACCCTCTGCGGCTTCCATATTTTTCGACACCCATGTTCCAGCTCTAAAATCACGACCCTTTGCTTCAACACTACCATTCTTATTGATACGTTTGACAAACATTAAAGAATTAGATGAAGTTATGCCTGAACATAACGAAATTGCGTCAGAAAGTAGTAGCCATTTATGTCTTAGCCAGAAGTTTTTTAAAATAATATAATCCTCTAATCCCATACTAACATAACCTTCCAAAAACTCTTTAGCACCCCAGTTTTTTTGATTAAT